TCACCAACCCGGATGATCTGTTTAAGATCCTCAGCGTCTGCAATAATGCAGGCGGCCTCACTCCCAATAAGGCCAAGGCTGTTGTTTACAGCGCCCTGGGCGAAATGTCCGAGGACTTCACGGAGCCGTGGGGCGATATCCCCATTGCAGTGCAGAACGCGCAGGGCCGTACCGCTGCCGGAGATCTTGCCGGCATTACTGCTGGCCTTGAAAAGCAGATTGCAAAGGCCTCGGCCCATGACGATACCGCAATCGTGGCCGTTATGAAAGAGGTTCGCAGCCTGCTTTTGAAGATGGAACAGGAGGGCTGATTATGTGCCTCTGCTGCAAGCCTTTGTTAAAGGCCATTGACGCATACCTTGCAAAAGCGGATGACGATCTTGCAGAGGAGCTGGAGGCAGAGGGCTACACCCACCCCAAAGAAACAGCCGGGTTTATAAGCAGTTTGGAGGTTCGCTTTGCTGGGGTTCTGCAGGGGGAAACATCCTATTTCCTGCGGCATGTTGGCAAGTCCCTGGATATTGAGCAATTTGCCTCTGAGATTTGGCCCGGTGTCAAGCTGAATGATGACCTCCGGGAAAAAGTCGCGGAGATCTTCAAGGAGCAATTCCAAACATTCCTGCCGGAATATGCTAACTACTACCTGGAGCAGACCGACAAGGATTTACGCCTTGCCTCTGTGTCCAGGCGTACCGCGTCCTGGGTAGATACCTGGGGTGATGCACTGGGTAGCCTCATGCAGCTCAACAGTCACACGGAAATGGATGACCTCTTGAAAAAGGGCTTCATAGATGGTGACGGTATCGCTGAGTTTACGCAGCGCATCATGGAAAGCGGGATCCGCGATGAGCGGTATAAGGCCCGCAGAGCCGCCTTGACGGAAACGCTCAGGGCGCACAGCGTAGCCCAGCAGGAGGGCATGATGCAAAGCCCCTCTGTGGATCGTAAGAAGTGGAGGCATACCGGCAGCTACCGCAACGCCCCGCGTAAAAATCATGTGCGGATGGACGGCCAGGTTGTGCCAAAGGATGAGCCGTACAAGCTCATCGGCGCAAAGGGCGGCACCTATTTGTGCATGTACCCCCGCGATCCCTCTTTGCCGGCTGAGGAAAGTATCAACTGCCATTGCATTTCCCAGCCCGTGGTAAACGATGATATCCTGGGCATGTCCCTGGAGGAGCGGCAGCGCCTGCAGCGTGAGGCCGTGGATCAGATGGATAATAGTTGGGAAGCGGAGCTGGATGCCCGCAACAAAGCCAAGGCCGGCATTGATGAGGAAACCGTCAATGTGGATTGGATCAAGGGTAAATCCCGCGAGGATCAAATCAAATACTTTGGCGGTGGCAACGCCGGCAAGCAGCGGTTAGCCCTCCTGGACAGCGGCGTTATCTCCAACGATGCAGACCTGGAACGGCTTTACAAGACCACCTCCAACGGCAAACGCCGAAGAAAAACCTTGCAAGAGTTGGCCGATGATGGTATTATGACAATAAGCGGCAAGACCGTGAACCATTCCGTTACGGGTGATTTCACCCAGGCGGGCCGGCACCGCGGCGGCTGCCATTCCCAGGCGGGCCTTGCAGAGTTTGACCGGCGCGGCGTTGATTATGAGATCAACCGCACATTCTCCAACGGTGTGCGCGTGGGCAATATCCCCAAAAGCAAGGATAAGTTCCGGCGCTCTGGAGATTGTCACGCATGGTTCCCGGAAAGCTGGGATGAGGATAAGATCCTGGAGGCAGGCACGGCCATTGCAAACAGCGATGCGCCGCTGATCGACAATTACCACAAGACCGGCATTTATGATGGCGTGGCCGTCCGGGTGCTGTTCGTTGATGGTAAGGTTGCAACGGTCTGCCCCGACCTAGACCAAGACATTGTAGAGGGAGTGAGTGTAGTATGAGCCTTGAACAGAATATCGAGAAACTGAAAAAGGTGTGGTACACCTCCGACCCCCGCTACTTTGGGGAAAATCCTGCTTGCGGTCCCATCGAGGATGATATCATAGCGGAGCTGGGTGCCATGACCGATGAGGAGTTGACCGCCTTTGCAGACGGCCTGGATGATCGTGACAGCAATCTCCTGTTCCGGCCTCTGTCCATCCTGGCAGAAACGCGCAGCGTCTTAAAACCCAAATTCGACTAAATCCCGACCCTGTAAAGGGCCGGGATATCTTTTTGCCCAAATCGGCCTAGAACGGCCCTGGCGCGGTTTTCTCCCTTTGGTATGTTCTTATACCAACTTTCCACGAAAACGGCCCAGGCGCTGCGGGAAAAGGCCTGACGCGCTTTGATGGCGCAATTATATATCACCATGTTAAAAGGCAGCCGCGAGGCTGCTTTTTATATTATCCCACATGAAAGGAGGTGAAAGGAAATGAAGCAGAAAATCCGCAATGCGTATGAGATCACGGACGCAAAAATTTCTTTCGTAAGCCTGGTAGATAAGGCAGCGAACAAGCGACAGTTTCTCATCACGAAAGCAGAAAACGGGCAGGCGAATTTTGCCTCTTATGGCAGGATCGTCAAAGCAGACGCAGAAACCCACCATGTTACCGGCGTTGTCTATGAGCCTATGGTAGAGGATAGCCACGGCAACTACATGACCGAGGCTGAGATCACCAAGGCAGCATATTGGTTCGCCAAGAATGGTGACAAGGTAGATCTGCAGCACAGTTTTGAACCTATGGAGGGTGCTACCGTTGTCGAAACCTGGATTGCTAAGGCAGACTTCCAGATCGGTGACGAAACCATTACTAAGGGTACATGGCTGATGACCGTTGAAGTCAAGGATGACGCTGTTTGGGAGGGCATCCAGAAAGGTGAAATCACCGGCTTTTCCATGGGCGGCATCGGCAATTACAGTGAGGAGGACACTGATTTGGATACTGTTGAAAAATCTACCGCTCCCCAGGCTGAGGGCAAGCGCGGCCTGCTGGCAAAGCTGGCTGAGGCGCTGGGCTTCAAGATGGTGGAAAAGGGTGAAATGGCAGAGATCTTTGAGGAAAAGAGCCGCGGCACCCTGTTCTGGAACGCCATGAACACCCTGGAGGAGTGCTTGTACCGTTACAACCCTGTAACGGGCCGCTACGCCTACGAAAACGATGAGCAGCGGGTAAGAGATTGCCTGTCTGACTTCTGCGCCATCGTGACCGATCTGCTGACTAATGAACATTCCATCACAGCGGCGCTGACCGCTGCGCCTGTTCAGAAAGCCGGCAAGAAAATGTCCAACAAAAACCGTCAGACGCTGGCCGGGATCTATGAGAGCCTGGGATCTTTCCTCAAGGAGTTCGATGAAACCGAGGAAGTCACCAAGGCCGGGGATCCCGCCGGCAACACCATCACTAAGGAGGAAAACGAAGTGACCAAAACCGAAGTTGAAACCATTGTCGCGGCTGCCATCGCTAAGGCCCTGAACCCTGCTGGCACCGCCGCACCCGCTGAGGCTGCCCCTGTCGAAAAGGCAGTGGAAGCCCCTGCTGCTACCCCCGCCGCTGCAACTGATGCAGTGACCCCCGAAGCCATCGAGAAGATGGTAGGTGAAGCCATCGCTAAGGCTATGCCCCAGGCTGAACCCTCTGTGTCCACTGCTGAGGTGGAGCAGATCGTTTCCCAGGCTGTGGCAAAGGCTATGGAACCCATCCTGAAAAGCCGTGGCCTGCCCACCAACATGAACGGCAACCCCGCCCCCGTGGAGAAAACGGCTGAGCCTCACTACCTCCACGGTATTCTGTAATAATTTAGGAGGAAAAGAAAATGCCCAATAACAACGAGATCATTCGTAAGGCCGGTACCATTTCCACCGGCTCCCTGGCCCATGGCCTGCTGAACCCCGAACAGGCAAGAAAGTTCATCCAGCAGACTTTTGAGGCCACCCCCCTGAGCGGCCTGGTACGCCATGTCATGCGTACCGCAAAGACCGGTGAGATCGACAAGATCGGCATCGGCTCCCGTATCGTCCGTAAGAAGACCGAGAATGTCGATGACGGCTACCGCGCCGGTGTCGAGACCTCCCACATCGAGTATTCCTGCACCTCTGTGCGGCTGCCCTGGGAGATCACCGAGGAAACCCTGCGCGAGAACATCGAGGGCGAGAACCTGGAGCAGATCATTACCAATCTGATGACCACCCAGCTTGGCGTGGACATGGAGGACCTGTACCTGAACGGCGATACTGCCACTGCTGAGGACAACGCCGACTACGATTTCCTCAAGATCAATGACGGCTGGATCAAGCAGATCAAGGAGGGCGGCCATGTCTATGACGCTGCCGGTGCTGAAATGAGCCTGGATCTGTTCTACAACGCCCTGGCTACCATCCCCAACAAGTACAACAACGGCAAGCTGCGCTGGATCATGTCCCCCCGCCGTGCTCAGCAGTGGGAGCTGTTCCTGCTGAACAAGGTTATCGGTGCCGGCGGTGCTGTCCCCGAATCCCTGTACACCGCTCCCGTCAAGATCCCCACCGTGGAGTGCCCCTCCCTGCCCGATGATGTTATCATGCTGTCTGATCCTCAGAACCTGGCCGTGGTCAACACCTACGATGTTCGCATCCGTAAGACCACCGAGGGCAAGGAGGCTATCATGATGGATAAGCGGTTCTATGTCACTCACCTGGACTATGACCCCATCATCGAGGAGCTGGACGCTACCGGCATCATCACCGGCCTGAAGTAAGGAGGAATTGTCATGTATCACCTGAAACTGATTAAGGCGCTGTCCTATACCGGCGCTGTTTCCGCAACCCGCAAGGAACCCGATGTTTACACCGAGGATAAGGCTGTGGCAGATGCTGCAGTAGCTTCCGGCTATTTCAAGCTGGTGGAGGAGGTTGCCGGCTCCAATGACGGTGACGGCACCATTCCTCCCGCCAACGAGGAGCTGGACTACGATAAGCTCATGCGCCTCAAAAAGGATGATCTGATCGCCAAGGCTGAGGAAATGGGCATTGACACTGCCGACCTGGAAACCAAGGATGACCTTGCCAAGGCGATCTGCGCCGCCGGCTCCGATGACGGTAACGGTGGTGCAGACTTCTCCCAGGAATAAGGAGGCACTGATGGTTTACACCATGAACGCGAACATGACCGGGAGGGCGGCTTCTCCCGGTCATTTCAATTCCCATAGACGGGAGATCCCCTATGGCTAAGCGGCCATGGGTAAGCCCTCAAGAAGTCAAGGAGTACACCGAGATCAAGGTTGTGCAGGATCGCGCAGAAAACCGCCTGCTGGTGGATATCGCAAGAGCCGAACAGTATGTGATCGCTTTGACACATAACAAGTTCGAGGAAAGCGAGGCCATCCCTGCAGAGGTGAAAACTGCTGTCATTCTGTTGGCTGAGGCGTATGCCAATAACGCCGCGGAACAGTCCAAAAAGGTGAAATCTGAAACCTTTGACGATTACAGCTACACCGCATCCGACAGCTCCATGATCTCCATCGAAAGCCTGGATCTTGCCTCCCTGCTGGACGCTCACACGATCACCCTCCCCAAAAACGGCGTGACTATGAGGATGCGTAGATTATGATTGAGGATTTTTTCGATCACAAATGCGACATTTACCATGTCATTAAAGGCGAGGGATCCCCAGGCTACGGCCTGCCGGGATCCCCGACCTTTGAATACCCTGCGGTCCCGGATATCGCGGCCCAGGATTGCCATTTCGGGGTACGCGGTGAAAGTGTTACCATTGTCCAGCAGCAGCCGCAAAATGATCTGAACGCGCGAACCAAACTGACCTTGCCCGCCGGCGCGGATGTTCGCCTGAATGACAAAATCGTGGATTGCAAAACGGGCTACGCCTACACGGCAGAGATCCCGCGGAACATTCGAGACCACCACATTTTCGTTTATATTAAACGGACGGATGTGCAAAAGGCCCTGTAATGTCCGCGGTTACATTTGAGCTATCTGAGTTCCGCGATTTTTTCTCCAGGTGCAAAAACGCTGCCCGCGGTGAGTTCAAAAAGGAGTGCGAACAGTACCTAGAGGCGCTAGGCCAAGAGTTCCTTAGAATTCTTGAGGACGAAATCATAAGGCGCAAAGTCATGGATACGCGCCTATTACTGAACAGCTTTCACAAAGACAGTGAAAGCAATGTGTGGATCATCAGCGATGGTGGCCTCACCCTTGAGGTGGGTACCAGCGTCAAATATGCAGGATATGTCAATGACGGCCACTGGACGGTCAAAAAGGGACAGAAGCAACGCTTTATTCCTGGCTTTTGGGATGGTGACAGTTTCACCTACGATCCCAACGCTGAGGGCGGCATGCTCCTGAAACAACAGTGGGTACCGGGAGCGCATTACTGGGAGGCCGCGCTGCGGATCCTGGATGCCATGCTCCCATCCCTCCTGGATGCTAAGCTCCAGGAATGGCTTGACCGATATTTCACATAGGAGGCAGACGATGCTTGAACAGGAAATTGCAAGTGTGATCCGCTTTGTGCTTGATAGCGCAGGCAATCCAAACCCGTATTACTATTCCGTCCCGGAAAGCTTCATCGTGCCGGCTGTCTATTTTCCCTCCCCGGAGATCAACACCGGCGGGGAAACATTTAGAACCTACCGCATGGAGTACGCGTGGTACATCACATTCCACCACAAGACCTCCGAGGACGCATATCGGCTTGCCCAAGCCGCGCTGACTGCCATTATGGGCCGCAGGTGCCTCATTCCCCTCATTAAGGAAAACGGCGAATATGCCGGGAGGGGCCTGCGTGTGAATAACCCCTCTATTAAGCCTCTTGATACTGGGGTGTATCAGCTTGCCTTATCGTTTGTGAGCCGGAGGCCCTACGATGCAGAGCAAGTGGAAAAGATGCAGAGCTACGAAGTGGAGGCTTTTCTGAAAAGCCCCGATGAGGCAGCCGTGCAAGCGGCAGTAGCAAAGTATCTCTCTGATGGTGCGGGGTGAGCGCCCCGCACCTTGCCTCAGAATGATTTTTAGCCATAAGGAGGTATTTAGATATGGCAAAAACAAATGCGGCTCCCACCGCCGCAGAAACCCCCGCCGTAAAGTACCAGCTTAGCAGGCTGCGGGACAATGCCGTTAAGATTTTCGGCGTGTCCACCAGCACCTTTGCGGGTGCTACGGCAAAGCTCCCCGATGGTGAATACACCATTGAGGAAATCAAAAACACTATCAAAGTGTGGAAAAACAAGGAGGTAAAGTAACCTATGGCAAGCGGCACTTTTGAAAAGGGTACCGGCGCGGTTCGTCCCGGTACCTATGTCAACTTTGTTGGCACCCAGCAGAATACCATTGCGGGCAGCACCCGTGGCGTGGTTATTCTGCCCCTTGCAGGCACCGACTACGGCCCTGCAAAGAAGTTTATCACTCTGACTGCTGCGGCACCTGACGCGGCCCGCGCCGAGCTGGGCCACAGCATCTATGACAACCACAAGGCCATGCTGCAGATCCGGGAGGCTTTCAAGGGCGCAAGCTCTGTGATCGTCTATGTCCTGGCTGAGGGCAAGACTGCTGCTACCGGCAAGAGCGCCGGTCTGAGCGCCACCGCAAAGTACAAGGGTACCCGCGGCAATGCTCTGGCCTATGCTGTCATTGCCAACCCTGCGGGCGGCTTTGATGTGGAAGTTTCCCTGGACGGCGCTAAGGTGGAGCTGTTCGAGGGTGTGGCTGACGCTGCGGCCCTGGCAGGCAGCCAGTACATCACCTTTGCTGCAGGCGAGGGCGCGCTGGCCGCAGTTGCTGGTATCACCCTGGCAGGCGGCGAAGATGCCGCCAACACCAACGGCGATATTACCGACTTCCTGGACGGCGCAGAGGGCCAGTCCTTTGATGTGCTGTGCTTCCCGTTCGCGGATGAGGATCTGCATGCTTCCCTCAAGACGAAGATCAAGTACCTCATCGAAAAGGTGGGCAAGCCTATCCAGGCTGTGGCTCCCAACTTTGCTGCAGACTATGAGGGCATTATCAATGTCACCAACGGCTATGCCCTGGGTGACATTGAGCTGGATGCTACCCAGGCCTGCGCTTTTGTTGCCGGTGTAACCGCCGGCGCAAGCAAGACCACCAGCAACACCTACCGCACCGTTGACGGCGCAACCGGCGTTGTGGGCGTAAAGACCCACGAACAGGC